TGTTTGTGCAGCGGTAAACGTATTAGATGCACCTGTAGCCGCTGCGCCGAGCGTGTTATAGCTCAAGGTACGCGCTGCTGAACCGTTGAACGTGGTTCCTGATGCGTCACCAGAACCAGCGTTATTCATGGTCAACGCATTAGTGGTTGTACCTCCACCGACGGTAGTAAACGTCAGGTTGCCTGAACCATCCGTTGTAATGGCTTGGCCTGAAGTGCCGTCCGTTGCAGGAAGCGTCAGCGTCGTGGTTGATGCTGTATTGGCTGATTGCAGTGTCAGTGACCCTGCCCCCGATGTATTGCCTTTGATAATTAAAGCAGACATATAATCCTCGTTTAATAAAGCGCTGCCAGCGCCGTACTCTTTAAGACAGTCCAGTTTGACCCTGAAGGGACAGTCACACTCACACCACTGGTTACCGTGATTGGCCCTATGCCAATTGCATTACCATTATTTGCGACTGAGTAATTAGATGAGATACTTGTTAAGTATTCAATTTGCGGGCTAGCGCTTACAGTTCCTGTTGCAGCAATGGTCGTTGTACCATTCCCTGTCGTGATTGATATGCCCGTGCCTTGCGTTAATCCCCAAGCCGAGCGACTTGCTGGGTACGTCACAAAGACGTTCTTTGTTCCTGCGCCAAAGTTAACGAGGCTTCCAGAGTTACTAGAAGACAGTACCGTGGTTCTGGCTAATGTCGTCCCAGAAGATGTGTACGTACCAATGCCTACTTCCCAGTTGGACCCTGACTGGTCGGCAATGGTGTAAAAGGTCGTGTTTCCGTCGCCTACAACGGAAAACGATTGAAACCCCGTAACCGCACCGAGTAAAGTTACTGTGCCGGTGCCTGTGGTTGTTGTGGTTTCCTGTACACGGTCCGCAACGACAAAAGCCATGTCATGCTGACAAGCTGAAGGTGTAGGTTACCTGAAGCGTATCGCCGTTTACAACCGAACGACTACCGCCGGTAAAGTCAGAAGCCGAGAACAGGGTTCCCGATGTGCCGCTTGCTACACTACACAAGAAAGCACCAGCCACCGTGTTTGTTGCAATAATTGCAAACGATGCCTTGCTTGCTGAGTTCGTCACTACCGAAGGATTGGCCGTGGTTGCAGCAGCAAATGTCGCAGCGGGACGAGTACCCGTATAAGCCGTACCACCAGCAAGTTCAGACCATGTACCGTGCGAAGCAAGCGTGTCACCAGCAGCAGGCGTACCCGCTCCCTTTAAACCAACATACCATGTCGTAATACGTGCCGTTGCACCATCAAGGCTTGTACCAGCCATGTATTGAAGACCTACGTTAACCACAAGATTAGGAGTCTCTTCAACCCACTTGATCTTGCCGTCTGCGCCGATGCACTCAAACGTAAACCTGCCAAGCGCCACAAGGCTTTCAGCAGAAGATGTATTGGCGATTAACCCGCTTGAGGCGAGGTCCTGAGCTTTAGCTTTATCCATTATGCAATCCTCATAATTGCGTTAGTGGCATCATCTGCTGGAAATGTAATGACCAGATTTTGAGCCGATTTAGTGATATTAACCCCGAAGTTTAAAACACAAACGGATCTATTCCCGCTGGTGTTGTAAATCAAAGCGCCATTCGTTGTCAAGCTGACATTTGTGAATGTTGCTGTTTCAAAAGACCAATACGCAGTAGTTCCTTGAAAGCTTGGTGTGATGTTTGTGAGTACGATCCCGCCAGCGGTGTAGTTGGTTCCACTGGATTCACCCGCTGTTGTGTAAGCAGTCGTTGAGGCACCGAGATCCGCGTTGGCGGTGTATAGGGCAAGTTTAAAGACATTTCCAGTTCCCGCTGTAAAGTTATGCAAACCCTGCGCTAATTCTACTTTAAAACTCGTCGTTAAAGTTTGAATAATAGCCATTAAAACACCTTGTCTCGCACCTGCCCAGTTCTATAGGCATCTTGGCGCTCAAGACCGTCACCAAGACGTTTAACAAGCACCAGGGATTCTTTGTATCTACCCTGAATATTTGCCAATTGATCTGGCTCCGCTTTCAAGAATGTTGATGCTTCCATCAGAGTTCCATACAACAGCACCGAATCAAAATTGTCACCTAACCAGCTCGTTCCTTGGGCATTGCTCACTGTCAACACTCTAAGCTCAAAGTCGGTTCCATTGCCACCTAAGTTAGTATTGCTTGTGCTTAACAAAGCATTAGGCACGTAGTAACAACCCGGATTTGTAATCACCACATTCGATATTCCATTGTTGGTGACCGTTATTGTTGCTCTTGCAGTCTCTCCTGATATACCCGCATCACTTACAACATTCGATAATGGAACATCAAAATAGGTGCCATTGTCATAATAAAATCCAGGGTTTGTAATTTCAACAGACGATATAGCTGCTTGAACAATTGACGCTGGGTAATAATAATAATGAAGCTCTACGTTATAAGCTAAATCAGGTGTCGGCCCAAGAATAAATACCAACTCCGTGGGCGTCACTGAACTAGGCCCAAAAATCGCATAATATTCAGGTTTGCCGGTGCTTGTTGGGCTTGGGTAAGACTCTCTTATAAAGTTAACGTCTTTATTTAACAGGTAAGAATAATCCCCGCCATTTGGATAAACAGCCATAGAATAAACAGAAAGAAAATCATCGGGGCACTGCAAATATTTATTGTTTGCTGTGCAACTGCCGGTAACATTTTTTCTTAAACTCGCTAACTGAACCGTATTAAATATGCGCTGCTCGGCCTGTCGGATCATCGTATTGATGTCCGACAATGCAAATGTGGTTTCTAGATAATCCTGAACCGCAGTTACAAGGCCTTGATAATTCACGCCATCGGTCCCCTGCTCATCACGCCTTTAGTCGCAGCACCCGTTCCGCGCATTTTAATCCCAGTGGTTTTAACCTGGGTATTCGGGTTGATAGCTACACCATGGGTCGGTCTCCAATCTGGCTGGAGGTTATAGGGCATTTCTTTTCCGGAATAATCTGATATTGATAATTTCTTGCCCGCCATGGTATGGGGCTCTGCATAAACTTCAGCAGGGCCGATTTCCTTACCATTTACTTTCATAGAGTATTTCATGGCTTATCCTTGGTTTTGAACGCGAGCCATGTTTCGACCCATCTTTCTCATCATTTCTGATGTCGGGCCGCCCTTGCGTAACTTAGTCATGGACTTACCGGGGTGCATGTGCTTTTCATGCTTATGAACTGCATTAGCAATCATCTTTTTATCTTGCTTCATATCATTCTTCATATAGACTCCTAAGAGACTGAGACACTATTTAACAAAGCTTGACCTATGAGATGATTGGGTGTCATGCCCGAATCTATAGATCTTGCACCGCCCACCGGATTAAATCCCCATTCAATCGTGCGGCTTCCTTCTAACGGAACTCCGGTGTAAAGAGGATTTGTGCTAACAACATTATCCACGGTTTGAATACCGTTGTAACCTGATTGATAGTATGAATTAGAATCGGGCCTGGGATTTCTCACGGCCTGCGGATCATCAACAGGATACATTCCTAATTGCAACTGAGGTTGATCTGGGTTCCAACACTCAGGACATGCCAATATATTGACATTTTTTGTCTTAATTACCAAGCCCTTCAGTTGCTTAAGTTTATACCGAAATCCGCAGATATCACACTGCGCTATGGCAAACTTACCCGAGGCAAATTTATTCGGCATTTTCTGTCCAATGGGGTTGAGCTGGCTCTTTCATAGACGCCCTTATTTCTTGCAACATCTTTCTCATGTCAAGCCTTGCTTGCATAACTTCATCTGGTATTGGATTTGACTGGTTGCCGTATTTCTTTCCGTTTGGGTCTCGTATTGGATATTTCAACGCCACGGAAATTTGTTCATGTTTTACTACTGTGTACTGATGGATTTGGCTTAAAAACTCAATCGCCAAGTCGTTTTTTACTCCCCACCTATATTGAACAGACCATCTTCTGCCATTTGGCGTACGATCTTTGCTTGCTACAATTTTCCCACCAAACCAGTTCATCAGTAACTCTAAGCATGGCACATTTGTTTGGCTAACCTGAGCATGAAGTACAGTTCTTATGCCATGTCTACATCTATCATTTTTTGCTAGCTCAACAATGACGCATCCTTCGCCATCAAAGAAACCAGCGGCCCAAGCTAATTGTGTTGGTGTAGGCATTTTAGTAGCCACCAAATCCTAGAAAGCCTTGGCGCGGGACCAATCTAAGGGGAGCCTTCTCTCGATCTTCTTCAGAGGCTAATTGCCATGCTTCGTCGTATTGAGCTTTTAACATGGCCATTCTCTCGAGCCCCCCTTCTACTTTCATGGATAGCTTATAAGCCAGTCCTGAAATTAAAGCCTCTTGGAATCGGAATGGGATGTCTTCTACGTTAACACCATTCCCTGCGTCCTGGATTCTGCGAAGTCTCCAATAAACCAGTGTGTAGTACGGTGTTGTGATTGATCCCTGATCAGGGGCCGGCCATACCGTTACATTGGGAAACTGCGTATTGCTTACCGTGGCTCCCGAACTATGGGAGGCTGCTATTGTGTTGTTTTGGCCTCTCAATACATTATTCAGCGTAGCAAATGCCGAAACGCCTGTAGCCACGTTTTGTGCTTGGGTGCTAGTACCGTAGTAATAAATTGTTTCCGATCCAATGTTTGCATATCCTGCATATGGCACCCCCGAGAGAGAAGACATTGGTATTGTCGTAACCGACGAGGTGAGATTCGTGGCCAAGGTTCCCGTGAATACATAAGTTTGTCCACCTAGTCTGTCGATGTAAATTTGAATGGGGCGCCCGGTTGCGAGTTTGTTTGGGATTGTCGAATAGGTGCTTACCGAAATCCTACTAATATTGATGTCTGTTTGATTTGATCCAACCCCCGTGCGAATGGTTGTTTCAACAAGATCGACTGTATTGATTGGAAGCGGGTAAGTTATTTGATTGGCATAGAGCTGAATAGCCCCTTGCTCCATGGTCCAAAGGTTGATCCCCCTATTTGCCCATTCAGATAGAAGAAGATTCAATGAACGTCTTGCGGTGCGTAAGTCATAGCCCGAACGAAGTTCTCTTCCGCATCGCTCAAATGCTTCTTCTACAATCTCATTTAAATTGGGATTGAATGCCGTCAGTCCGGTTGTTGTCATTTGCCCACCTTCCTAAATGGCGCGACTTTTTTTGCGATGCTTTTGGGCTGCGCCACAAACTGCTTGCCCTTGGCCTTTCCCGCTCTTTTGGCTCTTGTGGTTGCTGCATATTCCGCTGGGCTAAGTGCATTAATTGCCGCCGACGGGAGATACCGCTCACCAGTCTTACTAGACGGTTTACCACTTTTGGTACGCCATTTCTGATCGCCCCAGTCTTTTAACGATTGCTGCGGAGCCTTCATTCAAAATCTTCTTTTGTCAAACCCGCTTCTTCAAAAGCTAATTCTTCAAGTATTTCTTCTGTCCCGCAAGTGCATGGTCCATCTTCCTGATGAATTGCACAATCCTCCGAGTGTCCTAGATATTTATTCATAATATTCTCACTTCATCTTCTTTAGGGTTTGTGCAAGCCTTGCTCGCTGTCCTATTTTACCGGGAGCTTTAGCAGCTTTGGCTAATTTACCTGCGGGGATTTTTTCCCCAGCTTTAACACCCAAAGATTTTTTTAAGGCTCCCGGTTTCTTAATGGCTTCTTGAATCCATTTGCCACCTTTAAATCCGGGAACCCCGCGACCTTTGAGAACATCCGCACGGGTTACTTTGCCGTCGTCATTTAAATCTGGAAAGTTTTTTGGCATCACACACCTCACTTAAAGTTTTTCACCTATCTCATATTGAGATAGCTTTGATCTGAGCTTTTCAATTTCTGCGTCGCGTTCTGCTAACTTCTTTTGAAAGCTTTCATTCATATCAACCCACATCTGCAAATTCTGGGTTCTTAACCTATTGTCCTCGACCATCATATTAAATAGTCTTTCGGATGCGTCAAGCTGTTTTTGGATAAAATGAATCACGATAACTTCTTTGTTAAATCATTATTCCGCGAGTCTTGCCACGCTGTGCAACACCATCAGCACGGGACGATGCTGATTTTACTTTACCGCCTTTGTTGAAATTCCTTGTATAACCAATTCCAAACATGGGAGAGGACAAAGCAAGTTTTTGCCCTTTGCGCTTTTGCGCCTCAATATCTGCATAGGCTTCTAGTTCTGATTTTTTATCAAGAGGAAGTTTGTAGCTCACCCTTCCCGAGGCTCCCACCCCTCCTTCGCCAATGTTTACATTTGTAAGTTCGGCCTTGAGGCGTTTCTTTTCCTCGTCATTCATTTCATAAGCATCAGTCACGATATCCACCTCCTGCTGCTTTGTACTTTTTCGCCACAAGCTGAGCCTTTCTTGCGGACCATTTTCCTGCTCCCGTGCCTTGCGTGGCCGCAGCTTTTACTTGGGCAACGATACGCTTGCGAAGATCTGGCTTCGTATAGTTACCAGCCGCATTGACCGTCCCGCCTTTAGCGTACTCTTTAAAGTCTGTGTTATCCCGTCGTGCCTTGATTTTGGGCACTTTGCTGGGATTGATTATTCCCATTCCCCGACTGATTAGCATTTGCTGCTCCTATTAGTGCTGCCAGACCAAAGTTTTCCGTATCCTTAAGTGGCCGTAAATAGTTTGGTGCTTTGAACAAATCAAAAGGTCCAAATTGTGGTGCTGGCACGTTGGGCTGTGCGTAGTCTACATAAGTTTTCTGTTGCTCTGATGCTGGAATTCCAAATAGCGGAAACGGCGGGGCGGTTGTTACCGGCTTTGATGTCGTTGGCGCCTTGGTTGTTGTTGTAGTTATCGGGATTGTTGTTGTAATTTCGGTTGGTGATAACGTCAATGTTATTGATTCAGTCAATGTTATTGGCGGAGCTGTTATTTGTGTGGTGATAGGAAACGATGTGGTAGTAATAACCGGCGGCAAGGATGTAGTAGTAATAACCGGCGGTAAGGATGTGGTAGTAACCGGTGGAAGAGACGTTGTGGTGATTACCGTGGTTAATGATGGTGACTTTGTTATTAGTTGCGTCAGTGACGGTGTGATTGATTGAGTAATAGATTGAGTGACTGATTGTGTTACCGACTGCGTGACTGATTGTGTTACAGATTGTGTGACTGACTGAGTAACGGATTGGGTGACTGACTGAGTAACGGATTGGGTGACTGACTGGGTTACCGATGGTGTTACGGATTGGGTAACAGATTGAGTCACGGATTGTGTGACTGGTTGCGTAACTGAAGGCGTAACAGATAGACTTGCCGCACGGCTAATTGATTCCGAAATGAGTGCTGAAATAGACTGAGATAGTGAAATCGATTGGCTTAAGGATGCCGATAGGGACATTCCTTTGATCACATTTTCGCTTATCTCTTGGCTCAAGCTTTGCGATAACGATGCTGACTGACTCTGAGATAGGGACTGTGAGGCGCTTAAAGCCAATTCTTGGCTAATTGATTGTGATAAAGATATTGCCGCTGCTTCAGATATTGATATTGATTGTGACTGTGACACGCTTTGTTGCTTCGATACGCTTTGTGAAAGTGAATTTGAAACACTAACTGATTCAGAGATTCTTATTGTCTCAGATATTGATTGCGATACAGATTCCGATATGGATTGGCCCCTTGCGCGATCTGCTTTAATTTCCGAGCTTATGCTTATGGATAAAGATTGCGATTGCGAGAGCGACTGTGATGAGCTTAGTGAAATCGATTCAGATAGCGCGACTGCAGTCGAAAGACTTTGACTGTTGGATATTGATGCGCTTATTGCTGCTTCAGATATAGACTGACTTAAACTAATACTTATTGAATTTGATGTGCTTGCAGCTATGAGATCCGACATTTTTGTCGTCACCTCAACCGTGGGCGTTGCATCTGGCTTGACGGTTGATACACCAAGCTTTACCTCATCGCCTTTTTGCAGCAAATAATTATTGGGTCCTACACGCAGCATAGTGTACATCTTTCCATCTGCGCCCGTAACGATGGCGTTATCCCCGACAATCGATGTGACTGTGCCAGATACCGTGGACCTTGGAGTAATCGTATCTAATACATTGAGTTGCCGATTTCCCGCAAGGCCCATGGTGTTCATGAACGTCTTGAAGTCAGCGTAGGTTATTTTGCCTTGGTCTAATAATGACCGTGCATTGGCAGCAATCTGTGCGTCTGTCTGTGCATTAAACGCCCGCTGATCGTCTAATAACTTACCTTGTGGCGTGTTATTTAGTTCGTTAACAATTGAATCTAAATTAACCCCATCAGCGAGACGTTTTAAATTAAATTCCAATTCATTAAATGTTGGGGGCCTGCCAAGTTCATTTTGAAAAGCTTTATTTAATTGTTGTTCAAATATAGAAAATTTTTCATTAACATTATCAGGTACATACACAACATCATTTTTTGTGGCGTTTATATTAATTTCATCGCCAACCTTTAAGTCCACATTGCTTGGCAAATCAAAACGCACCAAAGACCCATTTCCTAGTTCTACAAGCCCCTGGGTTCCGTCTGGCGAGATTATTTTTATTTGTCCGCTGTTATCGGAAGTCATTCCTCCACGAAGACCAACCGCAACTCCTGCGGTTGTACCAGCCGCAACAAATGTTTGTTGCATCGTATCCAGGGCGCCCTTCAAGAAATCCATGCCCGTCATGTCTTGGGCCAAACCAATCTGAGGAAGCTTATCTGTTGCCGCTTGCAAACTATATGAAAGCAGTTCACCTAGTTGTTCTTTGGTGCCGTACTTGCCAATTTGCGTAATTAAGCTTTCGCCAATTACCTTGCCTAGCTGATCCGTTGCGGTGCCGCGCCACAGGGGTTTCAACAATCCAACTAGCTCATCTGCGCCGATTCTCTCGCCAATTCCTTCTGCTATTGCCATGAGGGTCGCCCGCTTTCCTGCGTCCTCTATTCCAAGTCCGGACATTCTTCCTTGGATGTATTCATTTCCGTATGTTGTTGCCATGGCTCCAACTACAATACCCGGAGCGATTCCAGTCGCCAACCACGGTATGGCGGTTACGACATTTGACAGGCCTCCAATAAGATTTTTATGCGCGTCCGTACTTGCATTTGCAATCGTAACCGCGTCGTCACCCGCTGTTTTTATTCCCGCTGCTAGCTTGCTGAAATCCTTGGCAAAAGAATCGAGTCCGAGGGATTCTGCAATATGTAGGTTAATTCCAAGTGCGCCGTTAAGTGAATTTGCTACTGCACTTCCTGTTACTGCATACGCCGTGGCTAATGTATTTGAAAGCGCATCGCCAGCAGGAGATCCACGGAACTGGTTTATAAATTGTTTTGTTTCAAACGGGAACTGTGAATCCTGTACAGAAGATAAGTTGATTCTGTTGAACACATTTCCAGATTGTAAATCTTGGAGCGCAAGCGCCATGGCGGTGCTTGGTTGAACACCTTGATCGATGTAATAGGCGGAGGCCTTATTTTCAACACGAGTATCGGCGCGAAGCAAAAAGTCCGCCATTGACTTTTGATTACCTGCTATAGCCTGCTGCCTTTCTTGGTCAATTTGTTTGTATTGCGAATCAATGTCTTTCAAGATTCGCATATCGGTTGTGGCCGCACTAGCAGATGCGATTTTCGCCCTGTCTTCCGGGCTCATAATGCTGTACTGTCTTAACAAATTATCAAAATAACTTTTTTGTACCGTCGCAAAATTGTTTTGTATTAATCCCGTCTGCGTTGTAAGACCTAGGGCTCTTGCTTGATCGCTTAGCTCTTTGGGTATTGAGAATTCTGAATCTGTTACTTTAGGTGCGGTTCTTTGAATAATTTGTTGTGCATCAATTACGGTTTTTACACCTTGTGGTGATAATCCGTAAAAATCTTTTGTGATATCTTTACCCGTGGCGTCTTTTGCGCTTGATACAAAAAGATCGCCGGTTTCTGTATTCCTATCAAATACAACCTGTCTTCCGTTTCCAATGTTGAACCATTGTTTTAAATTAGAAACTGCTGCGTTTGTAAGTTCTGAAGGCGTTAATTCTGACCCTTCTTTCAGAGCCCTGTAATACAAAAGTTGCTGATTGGCTTTGTCACCTTTGATACCCACATCATCCATGGCGGATTCGAGTTGGGACTCGGTAGCCTTGCCGTTAATAAAATCATTTGCAATATTTGTGTAGTTTTTTCTTGCTGTGATTTGACTATTTAATGATGTTATATAGTCGGATGCATCTTCCGGTAAGAATCCCGCATCTTTTAGTCTTTGAATTGCGTCTTCTGATTTTAGTGTTGAATCAACTGACGTATATTCTTTTGCTATATCTTGAGCCTTTTTTGCCCTATCAATGAATTGTTGATTGGCTGCGAAGATGCTTGCAATTGTCTTATCTGAATACCCTGATTCGCGTAAATCATCTGCTGCGTCATCGACTGAAGTCTCGCCGCTGTTTATGGACTTTATTAAATTATTCACATAGCTTGATTGGCCAGCATTTAGTGCGCTTTGTATGCCTTGCCATTCTTCTGCCGAATACACTCGTCCAGCAGAATTGCCGCTTAACATCAGTCGATTGCCATCGTCATCCATGGTAAACAGTTCACCATTCTTATCGATGGCTACTGCACCTATGGCTGAGTTAGATTTTGCTGCCTCTGGAGTTGCGCCACCTGTTACCTTGGCTGCTTGATTTTTGCTAAATCCAAGGTTAATCAACTGGTTCATTAGGCTAATAGGATTAAATTTTCCTGTTGTAGCCGTGTTGATTGCTTGTGATACGCCGATTTGAAGTAAAGCTTTGGATGTTGGGTCAAGCTTATTTGCCGTTGCAAATTCATTAATGCCCGTGGAAATTGCGGCGTTTACAGCCCCACCTAATAAAGCTGGTAATGGGTCTTTCCCTTGTGATATTGAATAGATTGCATTCGCCATGGGCCCGGCGATTTGTTTGGCAGTTGCAAGTTTTTCTGCTGCCGTGGCTCCGCTAATCAGTCCGCTGTTTGCTAGCTCATTGGCCATCACACTCGTGACGCCCTGAAGTATCTCCCCGGTTGCTGCGCCTAAAAATGCTTTGGATAAATCGCCGCCGTTGAAGGCGGTATTTATCGCTACTCTTGTGAGAAAACTTGATACAGCAGGAGCGGCGGTCGCACCAACAATACTACTGATAGCTGGAGTTATTGCGTTGGCTATACCCGGAACAAGAAACGATGCTCCCACTGCAAGCAACTGAACCAGCATCGGATTTTTCTGTAGAAAATCCGATGCATTCCATTCTGGAACAATAATTGGCGATCCAAAGGCGTCGAGCTGTACTCGATAATCTGAATAACCCTTTCCTGCATTGGTTGAACCAATAACATTGCCTCCCTTGCCGCCCACCATTTTGGTATCAAGTGGTTGGTTTGTTCGCTTGTCAAATAATTCATAGGTTGTGTAATCGTTATATCCAATTACCTCTGGTGTATCACTAGATGCTGAAAATATGGGATCTTTGCCGGCGCCCGTTTTTACGCCAATTTGATTTAAATCAGTGATCCCTAAAGCGGTAAGTCTTTTTGCTAGATCATCTACGTGCCACTCGTCGGAATTACCAGGGGTCTGATAATTGAGTTTATATAAAGATTTGCCACTATTGATCTGGCCTTTTAGGAAGTCAATTGTGTCATTGTTGAGCCATTTGCCCTCCCATTTCGTATCTTTGGGATGGAGTATTAACTGCTCATAATCGTTACGACTTAACTTCTGGCCCGTTTGATAGTTTTGAAACGGGGTTTCTAAAAACTCTGGTTCAAAAACCCAGCCGTTTTTAAGGTCTAGACCAAGAGCCTGTTCGTATACGTTATACCCATTGTTATACATCCAATCAATATCGACTTGACTTACGCCCTCGGCTATTAATTTCGATGGTTTTATTTTTTTTTCGTTGAAATAATCTATCTTTTGTTTTGGAGCATAATTACCCCATTGGCTTGGCAAGCTAATTGATGGTTTTGGAGGAGCGCTTGTTGTTTTTGTTGCGTCATAATAGCCGTAGAGATCTTTTAGACTTTGAATTTCTGGTTCTGGCGTCCCAAATGCTCTTAATTGACCTTCTGTGACCTTGGATCCAATGAGCCAATTTACTTTTTCTTGGGGGCCGATTTGAAACCAATTAGATGGCAAATTTACGCCAACGCTCGCGGCCTTGGCTCTTGTTTCATCTTGTTCTGATCTTTGCGTAGGTAAACTATTTTGATAGGCATCTCTTTGCCCTGCGTCTAAAAATGCAGTGCCGTCTGATGCGTAATAATAAGTTGGATAGTTATAAGTCCCTTCTTCTTCCTGCTCTCGCCTATCATTAGATCTGGTATATGCTGGCGGCGGACTATATCCATTATTTAACATCCATTGAATTGTTTCCTCGTCCGTGATTGAACGAAGCTCATCGATGGATGTCCCTGCGGCGTTAAAACGCCGTATTTTTTCTGCGGCGTCTAGGCCAAACCATTCCGAGTCAAATGTTGGAAGCGCCACATATCACCTAGCAATACATGCCGCCTTTGTTCATTTTGACCATCTTGCCCTTGGTCTTGCCCTTTGATGCTACGCCATCACGACTTGGGGCGGCTGTTTTTACAGAGCCCATTTTCGTCATGCCACCCATTTTCATGCCCTTCATCTCTGCCATTTCATGTTTGACCATAGACTTAGGTGCGCCTTTAGCCTTCATAAAAGCCACTTCTTTTTTCACCATGGCTTTGGGCTCTCCGCCCATTTTCATACCTTTCATAGCTCTTTCCTCTGATAGTCCAATTGCAATTGCTTGCTTGGGGTTAGTGACTTTTTGACCTGATGATGACTTGAGTTTACCCGATTTAAATTCTCGCATAACCGTTGCTATCTTATCTTTCATATGTATTTGCCTCTGGTTTTTCCTCTCATGGCTATTCCATCTGCGCGACTTGATGCGGAACCTACTTTGCCGCCCTTACGCATATAGTCAGACCCCATGCGAATATCTTCATAATCCACGGGTTCACTTTTTGTTGATCTTTGATACGGTCTTGGTTGAACTTTAATTGCTTCTTTCCCGGAGCTTTCGCCTTGCAATAAGCGGCGTTTATTTTTTGCCGCAGCAAACTCTACGGGACCCATGTCCTTTTCATAAGGAAGTCTTTTGCGTGGGGCCTCAAGTTGTTTAGCTGGCTCGCCTCGCTTTGCGAGCTCTCCGCCTTTTGGCGCCTCAAGTCTTGGGGCGCCCTTTGCTTCAAGCTTTGCAAGATCTTTAGCTGCTGCTTTTGTGGTCAGGGCTTTCGCGGCCTCTTGTGGAACCCTTGGCTCGACTCTTGCCGCCCTTTGTCCCATTTTTGCTGCTGCGCCCAATCCCCTAAGTGGAAGCCCAAACATGAGCATTTCAGGTGCTACACGCTCAAGGGGTTTGTCGTAGTCCCTGATTCTTTCAAACTCTGATTTACCCTTGGTTTTTCTTCCCGCCTCAATGGCGTCCATTTCTTTTTTGGCTACTTCTGAGGGCTTTTCTGTTTTGGTAACTGGCTTAGATGTTGGTTTAACGGCTGGCTTTGTGGCGGGCTTGGGTGTTTGTTTTTTGGGAGCCTGTTTAATTGGCGTGTGTGAAAATCCTGCTGTGCCGGGTTCTTCAAATTCCTCTACGCTAATTGACGGTCGCGTCATCTCTGGCTCTCTTACGGGCATAGCCTGAGCCACAGGGGGGCTTGGCTGGGCAACCTGGGGGACTTGTGCAGGAGCCTCCATCATTCGCGCAGCCGTACTACCCGACATAACGGGTTGCCCACTGCTGTCTCGGACGATCTCCCCGCTTGAGTCCCTGAGAGGCTCTCTCTCAAAATCGGGCATACCACCTTCATAAAACTTTCGTGTTTTGCGTTTCATAATGGCCCTACTAAAGTATTATATTCCGCCACGTGGCGGAATTAGGGTTGAACCAAGATCATCCTTTTTTAGCCAACTGATCAATTTTTGCTTCAAGTCTTTCAAACCCAGCGTCAAATCGTTCCATAATTTTTTCAAGGTCTTGACGCACTTCTGCGCGAGTGATGAGATCACGGGCTATTTCCTCTCGGGTTTTATTGAGCAAGACTTGTAGACGTTGCAGCTCATCGTGGGAGTTTTTGAGCATAAACATGACAAGCCCTACCAAGACAGAGGTAATGAGATTCCAAAGAAGCATGGGGTCCATTTAACACTTCCACCTACGCCGTGCCTGACGAATCCGGCTGTTTGGGTCTTTAGCTGCTTCAGGAAACTGTTTCATTTGGCCTGCGGATCTTGCACAAAAAGACTTTCTTCGTGCCGCATCTTTGGGGCCGGGATTGTCACTTGTTACAGCCGTCTTTAATTTACTTCCGGGATTGGCAGCGCGGTAGGCTTTGACACCCTTTTCTGTCATGCCTGCGCCCTGCTTTGTCGGTCTAAAGTTTCCACTCTTGACCGATGTTGCAATGCCCATTCCCTTTTTAGCCATAAAACACCGTCGCTGTTATGTTTGCCACAAGGCCAACATAAATGCCTGATCGGGCGATAATTCCCTCTCCAGGAACGATGACATTATAAGCGGTCTGGTTATATGCGTCGACTTCCATAAGAATATCGGCATACATCGTCACGGCAGGGCTTCCGCTAATTGATCCACTAGCAGAATCTGTCACGGTAAATGTATTGGCGTTACTTACAGTCACTGAGTAAACATTTGTCGTAGCAGTACCACCAGTCCCTGCGCTAAAAACCAACCATACGCGGTCGCCCGTAGCTAAACCGTGGTCGGTAATCGTTACCGTCACTACTGTGGTTGTACGACTGTAAGTACCTGTCTGCGTTGTGTTGTTGGCAAAAATTACGTTTCTTGTTGCCGCGCTCGTATTTGCTGAAATTACCGCACCCTTTAAGCGAGTACGGTAATTAACAACAACCCCAGACGCAGACGCGTGAGCCGATAGGACATCGGTTTGCATCCCCATGATGCACTCCTATCAGGAATTAGCAAAAGGCGTAGCAACCGTACCGGAGCCAAGAGCAATGCCGTTGACCATGTACTTTAATGCTGCTAATGCAAAAATTTGCACCCATGTTCCGGCAACGCCGCCAGTTGTTGATCCGTCAAAGTTAATAAAGTCATTTGCTGCCGCTGGTGTATAAGCCACTAGAGCATTAGATGAATCCGTATCAACACCAAAAATTGTTCCGAGGTATTTATCCGTACCATCAGTTCCAATCTTTAACGAAGAGGTTGCAATTGTGGTCGGAACCCAAATAGTGTAAACAACACCTTCGTTATTTGATGTATTAGGATCATTACCCGGGCCAGATGACGGAGCATTAGCCGAAGTATTGATTGTGGGAAGCGTAAGAACCACGTTAGAAGCCAATGTGCCGCCAACAGAGATAATTCTGCCG